AATAAAGCTGTTGTCGATATGAAATCAAAAAGATAAAAGAAAAAATAATGTCTGATGTTATAGGATTAGCAGATGTATCTAGTAAAGATACAGGTCGTGGTAGTCATTTAAAAACTGGAGGCATGCGCAGAACATATAATAAAAGGAGAAAAAAGATGCCGAGTGCAATGAAATGTAAAAATGGTTGGAAAAAAATGGGGTACAAAAGCATGAATGATTGTATGTCATATGGTAAGAAAAAAGTTGGTGATTTAAACAAAGATGGCAAAATGTCTTCTTATGAGAGTAAAAGGTCAGCAGCTATACAGAAAGCAATGAAAGGTAGAAAGTAATGCCAAGTAAAGCAAAATGTAAACTAGGTTGGAAAAAGATGGGTTATAAATCTCAATCTGATTGTGAAAGTTATGGTAAGATGAAAATGACTCAAAAGCCAGATACTAGTGTAAAAGATGAAGGTTCTAAAAGAGGAACAGATAGAGCTAAAGCTGCTAACTATAGAATGAAAAAAAGATTAGCTAAACAAGCTAGTTCATATTAATGAAGATAAATGTAGATTTATTCGGAGACGATACAGGCTTCGGAGATACAGTCGGTAGAGCTATTAACGTAGTTACTAGAGGCAAAATAAAGGAGTGTGGAGGATGCAAGAAAAGAAAAGCATTGTTGAACAAGATAATACCTTACAGGAAATAGCAAGAGGTGGAGGTCGTATATCTGGTAAAGAAGGCGGTCTTAGATTAGATGTTTTTAAACATGATGAAATAGCATATGAAAATGGTACAGACTTTAGTACAGAAGATTGTGCTGTTTGCGAACTTCCAGAAACTGCTCAAAGATATATAGTAGAAGATATAGAATACGAAGAATCTAGAGACTCTGAAATTAGAGGCAGATAGTGCCTAAAGAATCTTTTAAAATAGAAGATTTTCATGGAGGTCTTAATACTAATTCTGACCCTAGAGATATAAGAGAGAACGAATCTCCTGACCTTAGAGATATAGCAATAGATGCTGTTGGTAAGTTAAAACTATCTGGTAAATTTAGTGCGCCTTCTCATGGTAGTGATTCAAATTCATTAACTATACTTCCTAATAGAGGTTTATTTGTTATGTCTAGTGATAGACAATTAGATGGGCATATTGCTGATGAAACATTAATATTTTTATATGATAATGGAAGCGATAAAGGAATTGATGTAAAAGATAGTGAAGGATGGGATACTAATAAAATTGAAATGGATGACACTTCTATACCAGTTTATTATTCTGCTGATGGAGTAGTAAGAGTATCAGACGCAGGATTAAATGAAAATAGTCAATGGTTTGGATATATTTCTGATAGAAAATTTTATGATGCAAGTTCTACTTTAAATGCAGACTCTGGAGATATTGGTTGGTATAACGTAGAACAATCACTAGCAACTCCAACATCAGGTAAATGTTTAATATCAAATCCAGAAGTAGGTAGTGATACAAATGGTATTAATTCTTCAGCATCTGAATATATAGGTAATGTAATAGAAAATGGAACAGACGCAGACGATGTAGTGGAACATAGTGCAGTAAATTTAAGAGTAGGAATACAATACAATGAATTACTATCTAATACTGCTTCTGGATGGAATTATAATGTAAGTGGAGCAACTCTTTCAGATGTCTCTAGCAGTCCATTAAAATTATTAGGAGATAATAATGTTAAATTTACTTCAAGTGGAAATGCATTATCTAATGGAGGTGGAGACCAAAGTTTAGATTTTTCATTAGGTGATAATAAATGTTTTATTTTTGGATTTCATATTAAAAAATCTGAATATGATAATTTAGGTCAAGTTTTAGTTACTACTAGAATTGCAAGTGTTTTAACATCTTCAATTACTTGGAAATTTTCTGTAGATAATTTAAAACCAGATTGTTGGAATATTTTAGTTTGTTCTCCAGATAATACAAATAGTATTGGAAGTGGTGGAAGTATTGACCAATCAAATGATGCTTGGGTTGTAACTGCATTGCAAAATGGTACAACTGGAACAGGTAGTAATGCATCTCCAACATGGCAAATGAGTGGACCTGTTATTGCAGAAAATCAAGGATTAGAAGCATTTCAACCTGGTTTATATACATTTCATTATTCTTATTTATATGATGTAGAAAATAAACAAGAATCATTACCATTTACATTTAATGATGTAGATGAAGATGGAACATTAACTGATAGAGAAAATGTAAATAAAATTAATATAGTAGGCAGTTCTGTATTACTTAAATTTGATACATATATATGTAGTCATAATACAAGTGGAAGTTCATATAGTTTAAATAAAAGAATAAGTGGTTCTAGATTATATTATAAAAAAGAAGAGAATGATAATTACTTTCTTATTGGTGAATTAGATTTTGTTGAAAAAGGATTTAAATTTTTACCAGAAGCAGATACTCTTTCATATACAATGACTAATACATCAAATACAACAGGAAACATATTAGGTAAAACTGCTTTAATAAAAGGAATATCTCCAGAAACTGCAAATACAATAGATACATTTAAAACTATAAATGGTTTTTCTACAGAAGTAAAATCATTAGATGCTCAATATAAAACTGCTGTAGTGCATGGTAGGAGAGTATATATAGGTAATATTAAACAAGATGGAAAAACACATCCTGATAGAATTATTAAAAGTCAAGTAAATAGATTTGATACATTCCCAGAAGGAATGGGTTCAGTAGATGTAGTTATAAGAGATGGAGAAAGTATTGTTAAATTAGAAGCATACGCAGATAGAATACTTCAATTTAAACAGCATAGTTTATATATAATTAATGTTTCAGAAAGTGTAGACTTTTTAGAAGATACATATAGAAATAAAGGTTGCGCATTTGATTATCATGTTGTAAGAACAGATATGGGAGTTGCTTGGTTTAATGACCATGGTTGTTTCTTATATGATGGTAGAAATGTTATAGACTTACTTGAAAAACAAGGAGTTAGATTAATTAATGAATCTGATTGGAAAGACCATGTTACGGATGCAGAAGATGGGAGCGCTGATGATACTACAATGGCTTATTCTCATATAGCATATATTCCTAAAAAGAAACAATTAATGATAAAGAATATGGATAAAGATGCTTATATTTTTGATTTTGTATTAAAAGCATGGACATACATAAGAGATATTATAGCACCTGTTGATGGAACAACTCATAGTAATTTTGCTTTAGACGCTGACCAAAATTTATTTACTATTTCTGGAACTACAAGTATGTTTACAACATATCAAACTTCTTCGCAAGAGTCACAAGCATTAATATATAAAACCAAAGATATAGATTTTGGACAACCCTCTATAAGAAAAAAAATATATAGAGTTAGAATTAATTATAAAGGCGATGCTGATAACTTAATATTAAAATATTCTGTAAATGGAGATACAGATTTTCCATTTGATTTTGAAGGGACAGATGCTTCAACAGGTAAACCAACAGGTTCTACAGCTACTAGTAGTAAACCATTACATGATAAAACAGATTTAACACAATGGCATCAAGCAGAATTAAAACCTGACGTTTCATCTGAAGCAAATAATATATATAGTTTTCAATTAAGTATAACTGGAGGTTGTGGAGCTTCATTTGAAATAAATGATATAACAATTATATACAGATTAAAGAATATTAAATAATGGGATTGACTAGAGAAGAACGACAATTATTACATCAAAAGTCTAAGCAACCTACATTTGGTAGTGGTAAGCCTGATAGCAATCAAGGTAATGAAGGTGATATAGCATATAGACAAATAGAAAATTCTGGATTAGTTCAGTATGTAAAACAAAATGGAAGTTGGGTAGCAGTAGGTTCACAAGGTGATATGCCTGAAACTAGAGATGTAACTAGAACTGTATCTAGTGGTGGTGGAGGAGTAGGTTCTCATAGTCATGGTGAGTTTATTAAAAAAGATGGTAGTGTTGCATACACAGGAAATCAATCATTTGGTGATAACAATATAACTAATGTAGGTAATTTAGATGTAAATGGTAGCACTACTTTAGATAAAGTTACAATAGATACTACTGATGGTGTTTTTGCAGTTAGTGGTTCAAATGCTATATCTTTATCTACTTCTGGAACAAAAAATATTGAATTAATATCAGGGCAACATATAGATATTAGTTCAAC